AGTGTATACATAGAGATCAGGCAAGAGCCGGGAGCTCAGGAATTTCCTTCCGCTCAGCCTGCTCTCTGTCTCCTTTCTTTTGTTCTCACATCATGATCTTATTTTATCTGCCGGTGACGGCAGACTTTCTGGCAGGTTGGAACAGCGGCAGTTCGCAAGGCTCATAACCTTGAGGTCGTGGGTTCGAGTCCCACACCTGCAACCAGCAGCAGACATAGAAACTATATCTTCCTAACAGAGTACCGTTCCATTTGGGGCGGTATTTCTGTTATGATCCGGCAGTGACCGGGGGGAGGGTACCCCCTTTGAACAAAGTTCAGGACTTCAACGCGTCACTGCTCAAATTTCTCGCTGAAAGGAAAAATCCTCATGGAAAAGGGTATCGAGTACCTCAGAAAAAAGCTGAAAGAAAAGCAGCGCAGAGTGGACTTGCGCTATAAATACTACGATATGAAAGCTGCTGCGGAAGATCTTCTTCGGGTAAATGCGGAGTTCCGTTGGCTGGCGTACAGTCTGGGTTGGTGTGCAAAGGCGGTGGACAGCATTGCTGACAGGATCATCTATGACGGCATCGACAACGATGACTTCCAGATCGGTCAGATCTACGAGCTCAACAATTCAGATGTCCTGTTCGATAGTTCGGTCCTCTCATCGCTTATTTCAGCTTGCAGCTTTCTCTACATCGGCAAGAACGACGACGGCTATCCCACTATACAGGTGATTGACGGCGGAAACGCCACCGGCGAGATCGACACCACCAACAATATGCTCACCGAGGGCTATGCAGTCCTGAAACGCGACGATCGCGGTAATCCCGAACTTGAAGCGTATATGCTTCCGCACAAGACTCTGTACTACGCCAACGGCAGGCTGGATGAGCGTCTGACATTCGATCATCCGGCACCGTATCCGCTTCTGGTACCTGTTATCTATCGCCCTGACGCCAAGCGTCCCTTTGGTCACTCAAGAATAACAAGAGCCTGCATGGATGTCACGCAGGGAGTTCTCCGCACGTTCCGGCGCATGGAAGTCTCATCGGAATACTACAGCTATCCGCAGAAGTACGTTCTGGGACTTTCTGAGAACGCTGAGTTCAACAACCGTGCAGCTTCGATGTCTGACTTCATTGACTTCCGGAAGGATGAGGACAACGACAAGCCCACTGTGGGACAGTTCCAGCAGCAGTCCATGGCGCCTTATGTGGAGGAATTGAAAGCGTTCGCCTCGATATTTGCAGGCGAGACGGATCTGACTCTCGATGATCTGGGATTCAACACGGCGAATCCCTCAAACTTCGACGCTATCCGTGCGAGCCATGAGGGGCTCAGGCTGACTGCGCGGAAGGCTCAGCGTACATACAGCACAGCCTTTGTCAATGCCGGATATCTGGCAGCGTGTATCAGGGACAATAAGACCTATGACCGCTATGCATTCGCGAAAACAAGAGTTGCATGGGCTCCTATCTTCGAGCCTGACGCTGCGGCAATTGGCGCTATCGGTGACGCGATATTCAAGATCAATCAGGCTGTTCCTGACTTCATCGGCGCACGTGGAGTTCGTCGCCTGACCGGATTGGAGAGCGACAATGACTGAGTATGAGCAGCTCAGTGCTGCCATTGAGAGCCGGATCGCTTCCGACCCTCAGCTGAGGGCACTGCGGAAGAAGATCAAAAACGGTACAGCAACTCTGGCAGAGTCCTCGAAGTATTCTCAGCTCTGCGCTCAGATCATGGGACAGAAGCTCTCCGGGCAGGTGCTGGAACTCAGTGACCGTGAAGGAGTCTGTACCCAGCTGCTCCACGACCGCTACAGTGATACCAACCAGGTCTGTGAGCAGGTCATGAGGAGCATAGACGAGAGGGCAGGCATTGCCATGAATCCAAGGCACGCAGCCTTCCCGGCGGAGAGAGTGCAGCAGCTTGCCCACTCCCTGACTGATCCTACTGTTCCGGATGAGACTATCCGGCGCAGGGCAAATACGGGCGCTGCAAACGTTGCGATCTCTTTTCATGATGACTTTGTGGACGAGAACGCAGCCTTCCGCAGCGATGCCGGATATGAGTGCTACATCACAAGAGTTGTGGGCGGCGCAAGCTGCCCCTGGTGCTCAGGTATGGCTGGGCGGTACAAGTATGAAGAGATGCCGGGAGATATGTTTCGCCGTCACGACAACTGCACCTGCACCGTCACCTTCGAGCAGGGCACTTTCCGGCAGGACGTCTGGAGCCCTCGCAGCTGGGAGGCGCCCAAAACAGGAGCCGTAGCCCCGCCGCCGAAGGTCTTCTCTCAGGAGGAGGCGGACAGGCTGGAGCAGGAGCGGCTTTCGGAGTATCGGGGATTGACTGATTTTTCAACTAAGCCAGGCAAAAATGATTTAGCTATAGCAAACATGGAATACATCAACAGTGAGGCTTTTGCAGAAAAATTCAAAGGGAAATACGCTAACGAGAAAGTTGAAAGTGCTGTTATTTCGGCTTGTAGGCAAGTTGTTAAAAATCGAGACGGGACAAATTATGAAGAGGCGTTTTTTATTGATGCGAAAACCGGAAAAACTGTCTCATACATTAAGAGCAAAAAAGAAAACGGAGTTAATATGCCTGATAAGCTCAAGGATTACTTGACAAGTGCTAAAGAAAAGAGTATAATTATGATACATAATCATCCTAATAGTTCTCCATTATCAACTGATGATTATGTTACGTCTACAAAATACGCTTCACTGTTTGAAGTTATAGCAAGCGGGCACAATGGTGATGTTTATGCTTTTCGTGATACATTTGGTACTGAAGGTACTGAATTTAAGTATCCAGACGGTAAAAAGGAATGCCAGACCGTTCGTGATTATCGTATAGCATACACAAAGCATAAAGAAAGATATGGTTTAAGTGAATTTGAAGCACGCAATTTAGCGTGGGAAGATACTTCAGCATTAAGGGGGTTTATCTATGAAAAAAGATAGTGATAAAATGGACTTCGATGATAGAGAAGCATCAGAGGATCTTCTTTTGGATTTATCACCCGAAGAGATTGATAGATTATACGATGAAACTTTTGGTAAAACCGCCCAGCAATGAGCGGTTTTCTTATACCTATTTGAAGGAGGTGAGCACATGGAATACGCTGAGAGGATCGAGATCACGTTCAAGAGCGGAGAGACTATCTCCTACGGCAAAGGGGAGTGGGACGACTACTCGTTTACCGGAAACGCTGTAGTAGTTAAGCAGAAAGGCGCCTGGATCGGCATCTACAACTTCGACAATGTTTTCTGCGTTGAACTGAAAGAACACTGAGCACCTGCAAGGGTGCATTTTTTATACCCGGAGGTGACACTATGGCAAAGCCAAATCTCCGCCCTGACCACAACGGAACACAGAGGGCGCAGTTCAATTCCAACAAAAAGAAGATCTACGCGACACAAAAGGTCTGCGGTATCTGCGGCAAGCCTGTGGACTTCCGGATCAAGTTCCCGGATCCGCTGTCGCCCTGCATCGACCACATCATTCCCGTGTCAAAGGGCGGACACCCCTCAGACATCAGCAATATGCAGCTGGCACACATGACCTGCAACCGGCAGAAGTCCGACAAGCTCGCTTCCGTTCAGGACTTCGGCAAAGCCGTGGAGGTCATCTCCAACCGTGTGCTGCCGCAGACCTTTGACTGGAAGGCATTTTGACGGATAAGCGATACGGCCGGCAGACTCCGACCACCTCACGGGTGCTGCCGTACACCAGATCACTGGGAGCGGAAGCAGCTGCGATCTACAACAGCACCGGCAGAAACTCAATGCCATGGCAGGAGCTGATGCTGGAAGACATCATGGCGGTGAATGAGGACGGATTGTGGGTACACATGAAGTTCGGCTGGAGCATTCCCCGCCGAAACGGAAAGAGCGAGATCCTGGTCATGCGAGCGGTCTGGGGACTGACTCACGGCGAGAGAGTGCTCTATACCGCCCACAGGACGACTACCTCACACAACGCCTGGGAGAAGTGCATTGACCGTCTGACCAAGGCAGGCTATGTCGAGGGCAAGGATTTCAAGACCACCAAGCAAATGGGACTGGAGCATATCGAGTTCATGGAGAACGGCTCGCCTACCGGTGCGGTCATCAACTTCCGCACACGATCCAGCAAGGGTGGTCTGGGCGAGGGCTACGACCTGCTCATCATTGACGAGGCTCAGGAGTACACTGCCGATCAGGAGAGCGCTCTGAAGTACGTCGTTACCGATAGTAAGAATCCTCAGACGCTCATGTGCGGAACTCCTCCCACGGCAGTCTCCTCAGGAACGGTATTTCTGAAGCTGCGCCGGTCAACTCTCATCGGCAAGGAAGAGGATACCGGCTGGGCTGAGTGGGCTGTAAAGGAACTCTCCGATGCTCATGATCCGGAGCTGTGGTATGAGACAAATCCGTCCCTGGGATACATCCTCACTGAGCGAACTATCCGCAGTGAACTGGGTGACGACCAGGTGGACGACAATATCCAGCGTCTGGGACTGTGGCTGAGCTACAATCAGAAGTCAGCGATCAGTCTTGAAGAGTGGGAAAGCTATAAAATAAGCAAGCCGCCGGAGCTGAAAAGCCCTGTGCGGCTTTTCTATGGCGTAAAATACTCCATGGTGACAGCAAACGTCTCTCTTGCTGTAGCTGTAAAAACCGCGGACGACAGGATCTTCGTCGAGGCGTTGGACTGTCGGAGCGTCCGCGAGGGCAATGACTGGATGATCGCATTTCTCAGGGCGAGCGGAGCTGCTAAGGTGGTGATCGACGGAGCTGGCAGTCAGAGCATTCTTGCATCTGACATGAAGCAGGCTGAGGTCCACTGCAAGGCGGTGCTGCCAAAGGTTGCGGAAGTAGTGGAGGCGAACACTCTTTTTGAAAAGCAGCTGTTCTCCGGAGCGGTCTGCCATGCCGGTCAGCCTTCCCTGACTCAGACTGTCTCAAACTGTGAGCACAGAGCTCTCGGAAACAACGGCGGCTTCGGCTACAGATCAATACTTGAAGGTGCTGACGTTTCACTTCTGGAAGCTGTGTCGCTTGCTCACTGGGCATGTGCAAATGCGAAGGAGAAAAAACGTCAGGTCATTAATTACTAAGGAGGAAAACAAATGGACAAGGAAACCCTTGAAAAGATCGGCAGATTTTCCCGCCGTCAGCTGAAAGAGGAAGAGCTATATACATTCCCGGTGGTACTCTGTGACAATGAGATCGACCGGGACGGTGAGCGCTTCTCCGATGAGGCTCTGGAGAAACTGTCGCAGCTGTACGTCGGCAAGACAGGCATCATCGACCACGATCCAAGTGCTGCAAATCAGTCAGCCAGGATCTACGACGTCACTCTGGAGACCGATCCGGAGAAGCTCACCTCATACGGCACGCCATACAAACAGCTGAAAGCTGACGCCTATATGATACGCACCGAAGGAAATAAGGATCTCATTGCAGAGATCGACGCAGGTATCAAGAAGGAAGTGTCAGTCAGCTGCTCATCTACCATGAAGATCTGCTCGATATGCGGAGCAGATGTCTTCGGCGGCTCATGTGAGCACCAGAAGGGCGCGGAGTATGACGGAAAGGTGTGCTGCCATATCCTTGACGGCATAACCGACGCATACGAATGGAGCTTTGTAGCTGTTCCGGCACAGATAAATGCCGGAGTCACAAAGAAATACTCACCGAAAAAGGAGGAAAAGAAAATGGAAGGCGATTTCAAGCCTATCACCACTCAGGCGGAGTTTGATGCTGCGGTGAAGAGTGCTGTTGATGCAGCAGTTGCGGAGACTGAGGCTCGCTTCGAGGGCTGGATATCTCCGGAAGAGCATCAGAAGCAGCTTGATGAGCTCACTGCTCAGAAGCAGGAGAGCGAACTGAAAGCCCTCCGCATCAAGGCAGCGATCGCAGCAGGACTCCCGGTGGAACTTGCCGAGAAGCTTTCCGGTGCTGACGAGGAAGCTGTGAAGAAGGACGCAGAGCATCTTTCTCAGATAATCTCAAAGTCATCGAAGGCAACGCCTAAGTTCTCAGCATCGGAAGGCATCAAAGACGACCCCATTAAGGCAGCTCAGCTGGAAATGCTGGCTGAAATGAAGAAATAAGGAGGAAACTATAATGGGAACAGTAACAACAGCAGGAACAAAGTTCAAGCCTGAACTGGCTAAGGAAATGTTCGACAAGGTCAAGGGACATTCCACCCTTGCAAAGCTCTGTGCAGCAGCAGCTATTCCTTTTGCAGGCACAGAGGTATTCGTATTCACAATGGACGGCGAGGCTGCTATCGTGGGCGAAGGTGAGAACAAGCCTGCCGGAAACGCAGATTTCTCAACAGTGACCATCAAGCCTATCAAGGTAGTTTATCAGCACCGCGTGACAGATGAATTTGTCAGGATGTCAGAGGAAAAGCAGCTGCCCTACCTCAACGCCTTTAGTGAAGGCTTCGCAAAGAAGATCGCACGCGCTATCGATATATGCGGTATCCACGGCGTCAACCCTGCGGATAACACTGCATCAGCTCTCATAGGAAATAACTGCTTCGACCTTGCTGTTACTACTACAGTAACATTCGATTCATCTGCTCCAGATGATAACATTGACTCTGCCGTAGCACCTATCCAGACAGCTGAGGGGATCGTTACAGGTATCGCTATGGCTCCGGCATTCGGTACTGCTCTGGGTGCCATGAAGGCGGCTGATTCACATCTGCCGATCTATCCTGAGTTCCGCTTCGGCGCTAATCCCGGCAGCTTCGGCGGTATGAATGCAGATATCAACACAACCGTTTCCTTCGGCAGCAGCCTCGATCGTGCTATCGTGGGCGACTTTGAGAACGCATTCCGCTGGGGCTATGCTGAGGATGTATCCTTTGAGGTCATTGAGTTCGGTGATCCTGACGGTCTGGGAGATCTCAAGCGTAAGAATCAGGTATGTCTCAGATCCGAGGCATACATCGGCTGGGGAATCCTCGATGCAGCGTCCTTCGCCCGCATTGTAGCTTCCACTTAATGCCGATGAACAGGTACAGGAATATCCGCACAGGTGCGGAGATAGAGATACCCTCTGAGCTCATCTCTCCTGACTGGGAGCCTGTTGACAACACTGAGGAGGAAAAGCCTGAGGAGGAGAAGAACAATGGCAGAGGTGTACGCAAACGTAAGTGACATTACTGCACGGGGCTACTCACTGACAGCTCAGCAGCAGGAGGCAGCGGAGACTCTGCTCTCTGACGCCTCTTCCAGGCTGAGAGTCACTGCGAAGAAGTATGGAAAGGATCTTGACAGCATGATCGATGACGATGAGGACTACGGGCAGTTGGTGAAGAGCGTAGTAATACAGGCGGCTATGAGGGCGCTCAGTTCTGCGACTGAAAGCTCTGCCGCTACTGTATCACAGATCTCTCAGGGCGGATTGGGTTACTCAGCGTCAATGACCTATCTCAATGCAGGACAGTCGTTGTACTTCCTGCGCAATGAGCTGAAGGATCTGGGTATCCTGCGTCAGACTTTCGGAGGACTGGGGGTATATCATGCAGCTGATACAGGGGACTGAGGTCGAGCTGGTAACGCCCGGCGGCACTGAGACAGTGGAGAACGTCCTGATAGGAAGCCCTTCATCAGGAAACTGCTGCGGAGAGACCGTGGCGGAGTTCGTTCTGGGTATTCCCAAGGGCGATACTCACGACTGGCTTGACCGTAAGGTCAGATTTTTCGGCAGAGAGTTCCGGACGATCGGATACCCGGAGCAGGGCATTGAGGCAAATATTCCTCTTGCCTGGGGAATGAACGTACACGTTCAATACCTTTGCAGCAACGGCGACTGTACGATCTACGAAAAGGATACATTTCAGAGACACGTCTGTGAAGGCGTGCATTTTTATGACGGCAGAGGCAGGACTGTGGAAAAGGACGGCGTGAGAGTTGCCGGCGCTGCGGAGATCTTTATCTTCGGTGTGAACAACTCAGAGGGCTACGCACCAAAGGCCGGAGACCTTATCGTTCCTGGCGTGTGCCAGGTCATCATCGACACTACGTCTCAGCAGTCTGTATCTGAGGGAGTGAAGCAGCTCCGAACCGGGGGAGACCTGATCGTGGTGAAAAGCGTCGTGCGCAGCTCCGTGGGACGTCTCCCGGACTATGAGATAACTGCCGGATAGGAGGGATAGTATGGCAGAGATCAAGCTGGTATGGGACAAGAAAATGATCCTTCTGCGAAAGAAACGATTTGCAGAAGCGCAGAACTATATCGATGAGAAATGCGTTGAGGAAATGACGCCCTTCGTGCCTGTTGCGCTCCCGAGATTCAGAAACGCCGGCAGACTCAGAGATTCTGCCAGCATACCAAACCCGGGAAAGATAGTCTACACATCGCCAAAATCGAGAAGTGACTACTATTCGGCAGTGGATCACAGACACGGCGGTAATCCACAGGCATCTCGTCTCTGGTTCGAAGTCATGAAAAAGCGCAGCGCCGGACAGATCCTGCGAGGCACAGCAAAAGTGCTTGGAGGTAAAAAAGGATGAACATAATAGAAACTGTTCGGAATATTCTCGAAAGCTTTCCGAAGATCGCCGAGGTCTGCAATTCGATACACATCGACTTTGCCGACTCGGAGCCTACAAGCTACGGACTCAGTTCAACCGGGGATGAGCTCGTAAGAGAGGATATACTTGGCGGTCAGCTCAGACGTCACAGTTTCATGCTGTATACTACTTACAGCAGCATCAATGACTATGAACGGCTGCATAACAGTACTGCTCTGCTTGAACTCGGGATATGGCTCGAACAGCAGACGGGCTGTGAAGTCATCACAGTCGTAGGCAGCGAAGAGCGTACAGGTACCCTTGAAAAGCTCACGGCTGCAAACGGGATGCTCTACAGTGTATCACAGGAGAACGTGCTGGACGGAGTTCAGTATCAGATCCAGATAATTGCTGAATATACAGTAGAAAGTGAGTTATGATGGGAGGTATTATAATGCCGGAAGAAGAAAACGACATCCTTACAGAAAATGAGGATGAGACTGATGAAATCAATGAGGAGGTAACAGCAATGGCTGAAACAACTGTAAAGAAACTGAAAAGAAGCGCACTGCTTCACTATATCAACACAAACTTCTCTGCGTCACTGACAGGTGCTGCATGGTCTCTTATAGGCAAGGACGTAGAGGATCTGTCTGTAGAACTGAATCCCGATGTGGAGACAGTGAAGAATATCCTCGACGAGACCAGCGTGAATGATAACGGATATGAGCCTTCATTCGATGTGGATACATACTACGCCGATCCGTCCGACGGAGAGATATACACTAAACTCAAGGATATAGCAATGAACCGCAGGACAGGTGAGGAGTGCAGAACGCTCATACTCGAAGTTCTTATAGACAAAACTGAGGGACCGTTCGACGCATGGGCTGAGGAAGCAATCATCAAGCCTTCAAGCTACGGCGGTGCTCAGGGCGGAGTGCGTATCCCTTACACTGTCACATTCTGCGGCGGACGTCAGCAGGGTACAGTCACAATAGCAAACAAAGTTCCCACATTCACGCCTGAAGGTGAGTGAGGAAGGATAATGTGAAACAGCCGGGCGTAATGTCCGGCTGAAACTATAAAGGAGCGGAAAAATGGGAAAGAAAATAGTTTATGAGACCTCTACAGGACAGGAATACGATCTGGCATACGGCAGCGTGAGGATAGCCGTATCACCGTCTATGATCGGGAGCATGAAGAATGCGGCTGCAAAAGCTGAGGAACTCATGAAAAAACTCAGTGATATCACTCCGGAAGAGATCGCGCCGGCTGAGGCAGAGATGAGGTCACTGCTGAACGAAGCATTCGGCACGGATATCTGCACTCCGGCTTTCGGAAATGACAGCATGTTCACTGTTACCAAGAGCGGAAAGTATCTTTTCGAAGAGTTTTTTGATGCTTTCATGCCGGAACTCGAAAAGGATATACGGGCTATGCAGATAAAAACGCCTGAGCTGCGTCCGGAAGTTAAAAAGTATATTTCATCTCCGGTCAAGCCTATCGCCGGACTGTCTCAGCCTTACAGCGGAGGACTGCCGGATGTTAGCCGACTTTCACCTGAGCAGAAGAAGCAGCTTGCTATGCAGCTGCTGTCTCAGCAGTAATGTTCGGCTTTCTGCCTGAGGCACTTGAAGTCGGAGGCCGTGAAATACCTATAAACTCAGATTTCAGAAACGTACTGAGGATCTTCGAAGCTTTTGAAGATCCGGCGCTTACAAATCAGGAGAAGGCGTATATCTGCATCTGCCGGCTTTATGCTGAACCAGTTGAAATCAGGTTTATGGAGGAGGCTATCCGAAAAGCGTATTGGTTTTGTAATGGCGGTGATATGCCAAAATCCAAACCAGAAGCTAAGGTGTTAGACTGGAAGCAGGATGAACACATTATGATGCCGGCAGTGAGCAGGACCATGGGAGTTACCGATGTCCGTTCACTGCCTTATCTTCATTGGTGGAGTTTCCTCGGAGCTTTCGGCGAAACAGGTGAGGGACTGTTTACTGAGGTCCTTCATATTCGTAACAAGCTTGCTCATGGAAAGAAACTGGACAAGACAGAAAAGGAATTCCTCAAGCGGAATCGTTATCTCATTAAGTTCAGATCACAGGAAGATGACACAGCTTTAGCAGAGACCGAAGAATTCCTGAAAACGCTTATATGATGAAAAAATACAATTGCCGCCGCTGTGGAAGAGTGCTGTTTATCGGAAAATTTACCGGTATAGTGAGCATTGTCTGCCGGCGGTGTAAAACTAAAAATATTTTTATTGAGTAGCTTCACAGTGTACCAAGAGTGCCCGAAGCTCCACGAAAGGAGTGAGGGCAAATGGCAGCCGACGGTCATCTTAATTTTGATACAAAGCTCGACACGAAAGAATTCGTGAAGGGCACAGAGCATATGGGTGACAGTCTTGGTAAGCTGACTTCGCAGCTGAAAAGTGCAGCAAAAGCCATTGGCGTAGTTTTCGGCATCAAAGAGATCGCAGCGTTCGGAAAGTCGGCTCTTGAAAGTGCAGCTGAAGTGAAAGCCGCAAACTCACAGATGTTACAGACCTTCGGTCAGCTCAGTGATGCGGCTGAGGACGCTATGGGACGTGTGGCGGATGCCAGCGGCATAGTCAAGACTCGTTTGCAGGGTGTGGGAACATCTATTTATGCTTTCGCCCGGACATCCGGAATGGAGACCTCACAGGCTCTCGGGATGATGGAGGATGCACTTCAGGCAGCTGCTGATTCGGCTGCATATTACGACAGGAGCCTTGAAGATACAAGTGCAACGCTGCTGTCGTTCCTGAAGGGAAACTATGCAAACGACGCAGCTCTCGGTCTGAGCGCGACAGAAACGACAAGGAATGCAGCCGCCAACAAACTCTACGGAAAGTCTTTCAAGGAACTGTCAGAGGCACAGAAACAGCTCACCCTCCTGCAAATGGTGAAGGATGCCAATGCACTATCCGGTGCAGAAGGACAGGCTGCCCGCGAGGCGGAAGGCTGGGAGAACGTTCTCGGCAATCTGAAAGAAACGTGGAAGCAGCTGACGGCCGTGCTTGGTCAGCCCATTCTTATGGTAACAACAGCCGCAGTACAGCGCCTTACATCCGCACTGGGATACCTTACAGAAAAGGCAAGGCTCGCAGTTGGGACAGTATCAGAGATGTTCGGGCTGGAAGCAGCAGATACCGGCGGGATAGCTGATAACATAGCTGAGAGCGTTGCATTGCAGGACGACCTGACAGCATCGGCAGAGGAAACAGCTGCGGCTCAGGAGAAAACGCTTGCCGGATTTGACAAGATCAATACGCTTTCATCGTCAGGAACTCCGGCTGCACCGGCAAGTCAGGTCTCCGCGGCAGTCACACCGGTCACCAGCGCGGCAGAGACGAAGAAAGCTGCCGAGAAACTGGGGAGTGATCTCCAGAAATATATCGAACCGATACGTCTTGCATGGGACGCGAATTCTCCGGGACTGGTAAGCAGTGTCAGGACAGCAGCCGGAAATATCCGCGATCTTACTGTATCGATCGGTGAGAGTCTTGCAGAGGTCTGGACGAATGGCAGCGGAGAACGCTTTGTAGGAAATATAATAGTGCTGTTCACTGATCTCATCGGGATCATCGGGGACATATCCGGTGCTCTGGATACCGCATGGAATGACGGCGGAGCAGGCACTGCTCTGGTGCAGTCCTATGCAGACCGGTGGAATGCTCTGCTGGAGCTTATCCATACAGTCAGCAGCACTTTCCGGGAAGCATGGAACGACGGCACAGGTGTCAGCATCCTCAGCAATATCCTCGGCATTATAACAGACATAAACGATATCTGGACCGGACTGTGGACACAGTTCAAAAATGGCTGGGAGCAGAATGACGCAGGGCTGAGAATATGCAATGCACTTCTTGACATAGCGGACAGCATTCTCGGTACGATAGGAGATATAACGGATGCGACAGCTGACTGGGCGAAAGAGATAGACTTTTCGCCGCTGCTTGAATCAATAGCCGGTCTGCTTGAAGAGATAGGACCGCTTACGGATAACATCGGCTCAGGACTTGCATGGTTCTACGAAAATGTCTTGCTGCCGCTTGGGAAGTGGACATTGCAGAAGGCTGTCCCGACATTTCTGGATCTGCTATCCGGGGCACTCAAGGTCGTTAATCAGGTGCTGACAGTGTTCAGACCACTGGCAAAATTCCTTTTTGACAGTTTCCTCAAGCCTATAGCTCAGTGGACAGGCGGCGTGATAATATCGGTACTCAGCTCACTGGCTGGAATACTTAGCAGCATCGGTGACTGGATATCCCAGAATCAGGCTCTCTGTGAAGATCTGGCGATAGTCATAGGTTCGGTAGCTGCTGCAATGGGATTACTCAAATTACCGGCACTAATAGCACAGATCGCCGCTCAGACATCGGCACTCATAGCTAATGCAGCAGCATGGGTGGCTGCCAATGCACCGATCATAGCAGCAGGTGCAGCAATTGCCGGAGTCATCGCAGCCGGTATTCTCCTCGTTAAACACTGGGACGATGTAAAGGCGTTCATGATCGAAGTATGGGAAAAGATCAAGAACGCGTTTTCGGTTGTAGCTGACTGGTTCGGTAAGCTCTTCACTGAGGCATGGACTAATATCAAGAACGCATGGAATAGCGTCACCAAGTGGTTCTCAGATCTCTGGGAGAGCATTAAAGCCATATTTGCAGCTGTTGGGAAGTGGTTCACTGATCGCTTCACCGAGGCATGGAACGGGATAGTATCCATATTTACCGGCATTGGAAAATGGTTCAGCGACCGCTGGGACGATATCACGGAAGTCTTCTCTTCCGTTGGCGGTTGGTTCGGTGACCGTTTTTCTGAGGCTTGGGAAGCAATAAAACTGGTGTTCTCAGATCCGGCAAAGTTTTTCAAGGAAGTCTGGAAAGCAATAAAGTCATGCTTTTCCAGCGTCACATCCTGGTTCAAGAGTAAGTTCGCAGCTGCATGGCAGGCAGTCAAGGACGTATTCAGCGCAGGAGGACAGATATTCGAGGGCATTGCAGACAGTATCGCATCAGTGTTCAAGGAGATCGTAAATGGACTGATCGACGGAATCAACTGGGTCATCGCTCAGCCTTTCAACGCGATCAACGGCATACTCGAACGTATAAGAGATATCAGTATCATGAAAATAGAGCCGTTTAGCTGGATAGATACTTTTGAGGTCCCTGAGATACCTCACCTCGCAAAGGGAACGGTAGTCCCGGCGAATTACGGAAGCTTCCTTGCAGTACTTGGTGATAACAAGCGCGAGGCAGAGGTGGTATCACCGATAAGCACGATGAAAAAGGCATTGGCTGAGGTGCTTGCACAGAACGGAGACTCATCACCGAAGGAGATAGTGCTCTATACATATCTGTACCCGAACAGCGCAGCATTCCACCGAGAGGTTATAAAGATCGTCAATAATGATAAGTCAAATAAGGGAGGCTAAGCATGACAGCGATACGATCTATAAACGGAATATCACCACAAATAGAGCCTGCAAAAGGCGGATACAGAGTCAATAAGTCTGATCTCTACTCCGACTCAACAGGCAGATCTTCCGAGACCGGAGCAATGATCCAGTATCTTATCCGCCGTAACATCGTCACGATTGAACTGACTTACAGCAGCTGTCTTGCTGACATCGCTGCCATAGAGGACCTTATTTCATCATCACAGCTGACCGTTGAATATCTCGACAATGGAAGCTATTCAACGAAGATAATGTACCCTTCAGACCGTGCTAAAGATATCACCTCGCTCAAAGGGAGAGGCTGGGCAACATTATCATTCAGCCTGATTGAATTATAAGGAGGCTGGCATGTACAATGTAACATCAGCATACAGGCAGCGGCTCATGAGCGGTGCGATGCAGCACATCCGGGGAACGTTCCGGGACATATCGGGCACGGATCACGAACTGACAGAAATAGTGGGAAGTCCGGCATACAGCCGTCAGGCGGTAGAAGATCCGGAACGTTTCGGACTTGGAGAGATGTACGTCGGCAGCATGGAGCTGAGACTTGACACTTCCGAGTCCGAGAGCGTGTTTGCCGGAGGCGAAGTGAGCCTTGAATTCGGGGTGAGCCTTGACGACAGCGACGAGCCGGAGATTGAGTGGATACCGCTTGGCGTCTGGGACATATCAGCTGAACG